CATTGCGCACCGCCGCCCGCGAACGTGCCCGCAGGTTGCGCAAAGCCGGGGTGTTGATGCTGTTGATGCCGTTGTCGGTTGCTTCCCAACTGGCCGAACGTCGGCCCTCACCGGCGCCTTCGTAACTGGCCTTGATGTTCGACGGCAGCAAGAATCCATTACGGGTGAGCGTCGGATAGTTTCGAGCCATTAGATTCCCTTGCCTCCGTGGGTAAGCCGGATCACGCGAGAGCGCGGCCCGGCGGCTTGGCTCAGCGACGTGCGGATCTCGTCGCGGGCCTTAAGCAGTTCGTCGATAGAGCGGTACTCCACCGTGCGGTCGCTGTATCGCACGGTCTTTTCACCGCGTGCAATGGCGCGCTCGATGACTTCGAGGTGCTTCGGGGTAAACGACATATCAGCGTCTCTTCAGGTAACCGCTGGTGGAGCTGCGGCGTCGTGGGGGTGAAGCCGGTCGCGGTTGGGCGACCAGGGCATCGGGTTGCGGCGCTGGTTGTGGTGTCACGTGAGCCGGCTCGGCGACCGTGACACGCTCGGCGGTGACCACCTTTTCATCGAACAATCCCGCCTGGGCCAGAGAGTTCCGCACCCGCTCCCAGTCGTGCTCCTGATAGCGGTTGATGCCGAGGTAATGTGCCATTGCCAGGCAATACACCATCAGATCGAGCGCTTCGTTGCGCTCGGCCTTGCCTTTGATCCACTCGATACGCTTGTGACCACGCACGTACTTAGCGACCTTTCGCTCGGCCACGCACTGGACGAAGAACTCATCCGGCAGGTCGTTGGCAAAGTGCACCGCACCTGGGCCAGACTCAAACGGGTAGCGGTTGTAGATCCAGTCCTTTGCAGTGTCTGTACCGACAAACCAAAGCTCTGCGCCACCGCGTTCGGTCTGCCCCTTCCAGGTCACATCAACCATCGAAGGCCGCTGAGCGATCACCGGCTTGCCGGGCTTGCTCGCGCCCTTAATGGCGAAGATGTTGCGCCAGCGCCGTACGCGGCAGAACTGATACACCTCATCCGTGTGATGGCCACCGGAGTCGACAGCAACCGCAAGAATGCCCAGGCCAACGCCGCAAGGGTGTCGATAGCGCTCCTTGAGCAGCTCGTCGAGGACAGCCCAGGTACGCTCATCTGATGGGTCACCGGCGATTACTCGGTGATCGATGACCCAGCGCTCCATGCCGACACCCCAGCCCATTGCCATGAACTCCAGGCGATCGGCCTGCACGTCGACAGAGCCAGTGATCATCATCACAGCAGCAGGTACCGCACCGAGGGAGAAACCCTCCCTACGAGCCCGCTCGATCAGGACCGATGCCTTCGTCTGCTCTTGTGCACTGTCCCAGACCTTTGCCAGACGAGTGTTGTAGAACACCTGCATGGGTTCAAGGTCACCCTTAGCCTGAGCCTTTTTGGCCTTTTCGAACTGCTTAGCCAGCGACCGCCAATCCATCCACCCCGGCGGTGAATACAGCGCATTGAGGTGGAACCCCACGGTCTCACCATCGCCTTGGGTGTGGGAGCGCCATTCACCCTTGGCTAACATCTGTCCCTTGAAGTGCTCTTCGATCAACACATCGCAGTCCAAACCGGACGCAGCGCATTTGTAATGCACCACGCTAAAGTCGGCTGAGTAGAGAAGGTTTTCCCATTCAAGCACCTGCATGTGGCCACAGTGGGGGCATGGCACGTAGTAATAACGCTGGTCGCTGGATTCAAACAGATCGGCAATGCGTGACGCGCCCTTGATCGTCGGCGAGCTCGAAAAATAGAACTTTGCGTTGCGGCCAAAAGTACTACCCCGCGTTTCCGCTAGTTCGATAGGGTCACCCTCATCGCCCACATCGACCTCCCAGCGATCAACTTCATCGCCGTAGATGTAGCGCGCCGACAACTCGGCCAAGTTGGCCGCAGAGCCCGCAGTGGTGACATACAGCGAGCCGCCCTCGAACTCCTTGGTGTCCATGGTGTTGCGTGAATCTCGCGACCGGCTGGAGGCAACACGCTCGCGTAGCACGGGAGTGGCCTTGATAGTTTTGCTGATACGAGACGACACCCGTTTCGCCAGGCCTAGGCTGGGAAGCAGCGCAAGAATGTTGGACGGCGCCATATGGATTAAGCCGCCCATCCAGTTCAATCCGATCTGCGTTTTCATTAACTGGGAGGCGACCATCGTTATCACGCGCTTGCATGGGTGAGCCGGCGAAAGGCAGCGCATGGGCTCGCGAGCATAAGGTGTACGCGAGGTTCGGTATTGGCCTGGCTCAGCGGCACCCGAGTCACGCGGGATCCGCATGTATTCGTCAGCCCACTGGTCAATCCAAACGTCCGGATCGGGCTGGAGCCCACGGAAATACGCCTCACGGTACACCTCTGCACCATCAGGAATTTCCGTGTGCATGGGGTTAACTCATGGTTAGTGCATGTTCAAGGTCAGAGGTAGACATACGTTCAGCGTCCTCCAGCGAACGCCGGATGGCAGCTGTCAAATGCCTTTCGATTATCCAAGGGTCGGTCATTGCAGCCAGCTCTGGGGCAAGCTGTGGGGGCATTCCAAGCAGTTGATCACGCAACAGACGGCCCGCATTGTAGGCACCTGTTTCCACTGCTTCGCGATCCACCAGGGTGCCTTGTTGTTTGCGATAGTTGTCTTGCTCCTGAAGAGCAAGGTAGTGCTCTCGCAGAGCGCGAGACTTCTGAAAGTCTACCGCTTGCCCAACTTGCGGCACCGCAGGTTCTTCGGCGGCTGTTTTCGCCTCTCGCTCAAGACGAAGCCGGTTATGACGGTCGGCAACAGCGGCTTTGCTGGGATCCGCCGACTCCGCCAGCAATGCCTCGGTAGCTTCCAGCTCTACTTTGCCGTCATCGGTCAGCACCAGGCGATCCTGATTAGCCAGCTTGGAAACATAAGATTTGGCCCAGCCACGTCGTGCCGCAAACTCCGTTTTGCTAATTACGGTCATGATGGAATCTCCTGTTCACCAATGAATCCGGTGTTGTTCACCTGTTCACCTCGGTTCACTAAGCTGGTGAACTGTCCGCTAACACTTTCCCGCGGGTTTCATGCCCCGTGTCCCTCGAATGCCGCCAGGGTCCCCGGCGACTTTTCGGCGCACCATTTTGAAGCAAACCGCTAGAGGCCACGTATTCCGTGGCCTCTAGCAAATCAAACCTGTCCACTGCCCGAGGGCGGCACATCGCACACGCCCAACCGCTTGGCGGCCCAGCGTTCGTACAGTCCGATGGCGACATCGGCGCCGGCCATCGCGGTGAGGCAGCCAATGCTCCCCGCCGCTAGGACCGACATGCCCGATGCGTGCAACAACATCATGGTGGACAGTCCGCAAACCACACAGGCCCCGGACCGAAGGAGCAAGCGGCGGACCAAGGACCAACCGCTCACCCCCGCCTTGTCGGCCCGCCATGCCTCGCCGGAAATCCCGCCGACCAGGGACAGTACGATCACCATCCAGATCGGCATCTCAATAAGCGCTTGCTGCTCGTTTGTCATCGCCCTACCCCATAAACGCAAAAACCCGGCGCAATGGCCGGGTTTAGTGTGGTGGTGTGTCCCGCTGCTTGCGGTCGCACCTATCGAAGATGGGTACTTTTTACAGGTTGATTCCGGTGGCAGCAAGCCTGTTTTAATGCCACCCGGCCAATATCCTGGGTACGTCTAGGGAATGTCGGTGAATATCTATAGTTCGGCTATAAGCGCCTTCGGCGCTGTCCTACTGTCCCACTATATTGAATCGAAGTAGGACAGCTAAAGGCGCCTGAATTCGTGGCTCTGACCTACTGTCCTACCTTTTTTACTTTTCTCTTGTGTATAGAGAGAAAGCTAAAAGCACGCGTGCGCGCCATTGGCGCGAATACGTGCCCGCTATGCTCATGTGTGCGATGGGCGGGTAAAGGTTGGACGGTAGGACAGGCCAACAACGGCGCGGGCTGCGCCAGTCCGACCGCGCTAAATGCTAGTCGGACAAGGCAGGACAGTTGGACAGGGGCACGCGAAGTGACGCCGACGATCATGCAGCCGCCTCCATCAGCATGAATGCGATATGCAGGTGGGCTGCGTGCAGGCGCAGATAGTAGGTGTCGCGCCCACATTCGCAATGGGCATACTTCAAGCGCATGTCGGTGTCGTGGTTGCAGTAGTGCTCACGAACGACAGTCGCAAGCTCTTGGTCCAGATGCTTATTCACGATCAACTCGATATCAAGAGAGCCCTCCAGCGGAGCACGAAACGCCCGCCGACCTCGGATCAACTGACCGTTACTCTCCATCATCATGGCGACCATGTTGCCGCCTGCAAGCCCACCCTTGGTGAAGTCGCTGTGCAGCTCTTCTGCCCACGTCCTTAGTCGTGTATCGATCTCTTTAATCAAAGCATGGTTCCTCGATCACCGACTGCTGCAAGGCAGACGCTCGACCCCAAGCCTTGGGCTTTTCGTAGGCCCATGGCCGCACGCCACTTTTTGCCAATGCCGGCATGCGACGCTTCCGCCAGCCCAGCCGGTGCATAATCGCCCCGACCCGCATCTGCTCAGGCTTACCCCAATGGCCGAAGTCCAGCTTCAGCGCCTGGGTCAGGATCTCGTTGCCGGTGGCGGTTTCGCCGATCTGCGACTCTTCCATCCAGGCGAGGATTGGCCCCTCCCATTCGTCAACCACGAAACGCTCGTCCTGCGCCTCGGCGAACATCCAGGACTCGTCCTTGTTCACCCACCAAATATCGCCAGCCTCGAAGCAGAAAAGCGCCTCAGCCCATAACTGATCGCGGATCTCGCGCAGTTGCTCCAGATCGACCTTGTTGCAGAACACCGGCCAATAGCGACGGTTGCCCGTGGCATCCTTGAGGTATTCCTCTTGGTTGGTGGTACCCACGAAAACACACTGGCGTGGCACGTCATTCGTTCTGCGGCCATAGCTCTCGCGGTAGGTGTCGGTGGACGCGGAGAAGAACTGCTTGGCCTTGGTGCTTTCCGCCTTGTTGAAGCTGTCCAGCTCCCCCAGCTCGACAATCCACTTGCCGCGAATGGCCTGGAAGCTGTCCTTATCGCCAAGAGCAAAGGGAGTGTCCATGAACCACTCGCCACCGAGGACGCCCATGGCAGTGGACTTACCGGCACCCTGCCCGCCTTCGAGGATCATCACCGAGTCGGCCTTGCAGCCTGGGCGCATCACCCGAGCAACTGCCGAGATCAGCCAACGCTTGCCGACCTTGGCCGAGTACTCGCTGGCTTGGACGCCCAGCACGTCGGTCAGCCAGGTTTCAATGCGTGGCACGCGGTCCCACTTCAGTTTCTCCAGGTACTCGCGCACCGGATGGAAGGCATGGTCGTGGGCAACCACGCTGACCGCTTCGATCACTTGAGAGGCCTTCACGCGCAGGTTGTACTGCTGTGCGAGCCACTTCATCACGCGCATATCGTCGATGTCGGCCCAATCACCGGCACCGCCGCCAAAGGGCGCGGACCGCAGTTTGACAATCTTGGAGCTGAACACGCTATAACCGATGACACCGGCCCAGCGTTCGTCGTTGCCCAGGATCAACTCAACGTTTTGCATGTGCGCGATCAGCGAGCCGTTTTCAGTCCGCGCTAGTTGGTCTTTCCAGCCACCCGCTGCAGGAGGCTTGACCACCGCCAGCACCTGGCGGCGGACGGACTCCAATCCTTCGGCGACGTGCAGGTCATTGAAGTCGGTCCACTTGATCTCGCGCAAGCCAGAGAACACCGGGGCGACCACTTGACCGCCGACGACGAGCGCGGCGTTATTGGCCTTCTCTTCGCCAGGGTTCCAGGAGTCACCGTTCGGACGCTTAGTCTTCCAGTCATCGTCGCGACAAATGATCAACGGGCAACCGGGGAAGCGCTCGCGCATGGCCTTGGAAACCGGCAGCAGGTTGCCCGCATCGAAAGCGATAGCGACAGGAAGCGAAGTCGCCATGTGCAGGCTTGCGCCCGTGGCGTAGCCCTCACATACCAGCACCGGCTCGCCGGGTTCAGGGTGCGGACCGATCAGGTGGAAGGCGCCTTCCTTCGACATGCCGTAGGGCCAATACGCTTTGTCGCGACCGGTGTCCTCTTGCTTCTCGGGGAAGATCACCTGCAGGCCGACGATCTGGTCGCGCACGTTGCACATGGGCACTAAAAATGCGCCTGTACGTGGCGCATAGCGAACCTTGAAACCTACGATCTGCTTTCGATCCAGATAAGCGCTCTTGCCCTTTTCGGGCATGCGCTTGAACAAGCCGGCAGCACGGTTGGCCGCTCGGCGTGACGCGTTGGCCGCAATCTCGGCAGCCTTCCGCTTGGCATCTTCCTGCCGAGCACGCATGACATCGCGCTCTTCGGGACTCATACGCACGGCCTTGACCTTGATTTTCGCCGATTCGCCCGAGCGCCAGTCACCGAAGCTGCCGAAGATCAGCGTCTCGTTCTTCTCGGTGCGGTGTTCGTGAACGACGTACCAGCCGTTTTTTTCCTTGCCCTTGTCCTGGGTGGTTTTGCAGCGGGTGAGCTTGCCGAACACCAAGGGCTGGGCAGGTTCGAGGCCATAATCCGCGAACTGATTCAGTACCTCATCGAGCATGGCGAGCCACCATGATTTCGTCGATTTCTTGGCACGTCACACAGTGAGTACAGCCAGGGAGAGCAAGGCGGCGCCCTTCTGGGATTGGCGTATCACAGACCTCGCACAACATGAATGAATGTGCAGCAGCGACAGGCTTGTTGGCTCGGCGTGCAGCAAGAGCCTGATCCAGGCGCTCTTGCACCAGGTCATTTGCAAAGTCAGCGATATCAGCCACGGTCCGCCCCCCGCGTTGTCTGGTTGACGTATTGAGCACGGTTGAGCATGCCCAACAGCCCCTGGATTCCGCGAAACACCTGCAGGCGAATCTCGGCCAGCTCGTGATCACTCACAACACCGTCGCCAATGCTCTTGGCCCAGGTGTCAGCCAGATCAGCCACCTGGCGGAAGTAGACCGCAATGCCGGTGGTCAATGTCTCCGGCATGTCGTTGGTATACGCCTCGGCCAATTCCTGCCACATCGTATCGCCGACAAGACCATGCACCGCATCGAGAATCCGGCGGTCCTTGGTCAGTTCGAGGATCTCGCCAAACTCTTGAACATTGACCGTGTGCGAGGGGTGGGTAGGGGACAACTTGTGTTGCAGCGTTGTGGCATTGCGGCCTGTGGTGGCGGCGATTGCAGCGGCGCCACCCGGATAATCGCGTGCGGCATGGTAAAGCGCTAATTCGAGCGTCAGGACTTCCCGTTGTGCTCGATCAACGCAACTCAGAGCAATTCGGCTCATGGCATTAATCCTTATAAGTTGCCAGTGCCGCGCGGCTTGCAGTGGTGTTACATTTGCCGCGTGGCTTGAAAGGGCCCAAACGCCGGCAAGATCCTCAAGATCGAAACCGGCACCGCGCAGAGGTGAGTGATCCGTCTCTCACCTCTGGCGCAACAGCTGCCTAATCTGTGGTGGAAAAGGCAGCAACCCAAGACATCCGTGTCTTGGCAGCGCGATAAAGGGAGGTGGTTTGCATGTGGTGTGCCCTCCTACCTTCGTCGCGACCCGACAGCACTGTGGTGGTGTGTGCCGGGAGGAACTGGGCGGCCCTTGGGTCGCCTTTTTTCTGCCTACGCTGCAGCTTTCTGCGGGGCCGATGCGTTGAGCAACCAGGCAGCGTCAAATGCGTTGCCCTTCTGCTCCGCAGCGGTCGCTAAAAGTTTTGCGTAGTGGGTTTCACCGGTGTAATCGGTGCGGGGAAGACTGGCAGCTAAGCGCCATTTATTGAGCGCTTGATAGCTCCTTTCACACACCTTGGAGGCGGCACCAATGCCGCCTACTGCTTCAAATGCGAACGCGATGGCGTTCGGAAAATCT